AGTTAAATTAAATTAACCAGTGATTGTTGAGCCAGTTGTTTGTGAAGTAACTGTAGTTCCAACGCCGCCGCCAATAGTCTGGATAGCATTGTCAAATCTAATAGTTAATGCAATTTGAACTGCGTCATTACTGCTGTATGCCATATCACCGTAGTCAACTGAACTTAAAAAGCAACCATCCAATTCCCACGATTCAAGAATATTAGGAGTTGTTGTACCATTGCCGCCATCAAGTATATCATAAGTTAACTGGAACTTATAATCAATACCGCTTGGTGCACTTGATTGCTCTAGGAAGTCAAATTGTTTCTGGATCTGCTGACCAACTTGTGTGTTAACTGCACCAGTAACATCATCACGTAGATTGATTGTTGTTTCATCCCATTCAGGTTTACCTTGGAAGTAGACCTTTGAGTTGTAAACATCAAGTGTAACCGGAGTAAATTTAACGCTCGGGCGCTTGATATCAACTACTTGTTTTGTTAACTCTGTGTTGTTAGCAACACCAAAGTTTGTAAAAGTAGCACGGAAGCGATACTTTAATTTTGGCATTAGCAAGGTGCCGCTAGTTGCGCCACCTGCTAAAGGTACTGTAAAATTACTTAATGAAGCCATATTATTCTCCTATACTCTTATTTATCTATTAAGTTGATGATGCGCCAAGTGCTTTAATTGAGCCAGGATTGTAAATTGCGATTGGAATGTAAATAAATTCTACATCGCGGATTGGTTCAATAGCAACGTCCACATACAACTGATCATTAGAGATTGTAAATGGTGTATTGTTACTTGTATCACAGATTACCAAGAAGTCATACAATCCACGTAGTGCTAGGATGTTGTTAAGAGCAAGTTCAAATTCTCTTGCAATAGATTTTCTTGTAATTTGATCATTTGGTTCAAACAAGTAACCAGTACTGATACTTGCAAAGATTGTACGTAAGTAGTTTTCTAAACGAGCAACGTTGACACGACTTTGTGCAGATGATGTTCCACTGCGTGTTTGTTGAGCAAACACTACAAGTCCTACGTTAGGTAGTTGTGTAATAACGTTTACATTTAGTCCAAACAATGCATCACGTAGACCTTGGTTAATACCGTTGTGTACAAACCCACCGGATACTGAATCAATGTAACCAATGTCACTTAGGTTGTCAACTAAACCACGCTTAGTACCTGCTGGAGCAAACCATGGGTAAGCAACTTGGTCATTGTACAAGAAAGTACGTAGTACTGCGTGACTTGCTGGAACAACAACTTGATTACCTGCTAAGTCGTTTGTTAAACCAGCTGGGTAGTAAACACCTAGGTATGGACTTGCAATTTGTGGCAAACCGCCGCCCATTGTGTTATCAAAGTAGTTAGTCAAGTCAATTGTGTTTGGTGCTAGGTCCATTGGAGCATCAGCAATAACGAATGCTGTAGCACCACGGTTATCATTTAATGTAACCATGTCTGGAATTAGCTCTGGGTAACCAGGAGCACAAATCAAGTTGAAGTTGTATACTGGACTTAGAACATCTAAGTTACTGCTAACAGCAGCTTCCATTGCATCAACAACCATTTGGCGTTGAGCCATTGAACCAGCGTTCATTACTTCTTGTTCGTTTAATCCACTTGCTGTAACCCATGCATCTTTAATAGTTGGTAAACTACTTGATGCACCAGGAACTGTTGGTAAATTAGGGAAACTTGTAGCGTTGAAATAACCAGGAACAAATTTCTTAACATTGTAACCACTGCGACGCATGTTGAACAGTAATGTTCCGCGAGCATATAGACGATAGTCCGGAGCATCTTGATCAATATAGTTACTTGTTAACAAGGTTGTAATACTTGGAAGTGCACCAGCAACTACATCAGTAGTGCCTGTACTATCCCAACGTGCATCAGCAAAAATAATACCGTTTGCACTCACGTGGTCTGTGTTGTCAATAGCTACCCATGCACGACCGTTATAACGATATAGACTTGGGAAGTTAGCTAGGTCGCCGCTGTCTAACCATAAATCGCCAGCAACTAAAGGTGTGCTGTCAGTTTGTGTAGCAGGCGGAACTGTTGCAGTAACAATAACGCCTTCTGGGTCAGTGTTACCTAAGTTATAACCACGAACATCACTGGATACGTTTTTGTAGCCATACCAACCATTGCCGTTGTTGATCATAATATCAACATCTGCTGGCTCACTGTAATACCAGAAAGTACCGGTTGCTGGAGCAGCGTAAGGTGCACTAGCTTGATAATTGATGTTGCTTGTTATGTTAGTAATGTTAGTAATAATAACTTGGCCAGTAGTTGTACGGATAGTAAATCCTGATCCTTGGCCGGCCACAAAACCTGCTGCTGTTAGCGGAGTTCCAGTTACGTTAGTAAGAATAATTTGACCATCTGCTGTATGACTAATACTAATAGTACCGTTGGCATTTACACTGGCAGTAACATAAGGGATGTTTGCTGCTAGTAAATCACTAACAAAACTTGTCGCTGTAGTACTTGACAATGTAATTGTTGTTGTAGTAAATCCGGCTGTACCAGGTGTTGTTGATTGCACAGTATAGCTATTACCAGATGTAAATGTACTAGGTGTACCGCCAGTGCCTATAACAGGTTGGCCAGTAAATGGAGTAAATTTAAAATTGTTTGCAGTAGTATCAGAAAGACTAAACTGAGCAAAAGTTGTACCAGCTGGTATATTTACGCCACCGCCCACTGGATCTTCGGCATTGGTTGCAATAGTAGCAGTACCGTACATTGGTACATTAACTGGAACAAATGAACCAGATGCTGCACTATACTGAGTTAATACTGGATTAAAGCCTTGACCAGTACTAGTTGTTTTCCACCAGATACTTCCACTTGGACGTGGTTGTGTATCAGTTGAATACCAGCCACCAGTTGGGGCTTGAGCAAACGAACCGTAGAACAAGTATGGGCAATAGTATGATCCAACTGTAATTCCACAGTTTGCCAATGGAGTATTAGTACCATCAGTTAAAGTAATCTTACCGTTTGCTGAACCACCAGTACTTGCAGCGGCACTAGTTGCAAACAATTCTAATTGTCCACCAACTGCCGCGGCACTAACACCAGGAATGTTAGCAGAATTAATACTTGCTGCTAATGCTGCCACGGTAGTAGTTGAGCTTGTAGTTACTGTAATAGTGTTGATAGTTAATGTACTACTTGCTGTAATAGTTGGATTCTTAATAGTTCCAGTTACTACAGGTAAAGAATTTTGCCAGTTAGCAGAACCAACTTGTACCCAAGTATTGTTTAAACCAACGCTGTTAGCACTAGCTTTATAAAATAAACGGATAATAGTTGGGATTGTGCCGTCTGTATTAACTAATACCATTGCATATTGTCCAACATTACCAACTGAAGCAATTGGTGTTGGTACGTTGTATGCAAAGTTATTGTCGTTGTATACTTGAGCAGCATTAGTAATACTCAACGGAGTTACTGAGCTGAATGTATTTGTTGTGGCGTTAAGAACGTTGATACCCCAAACTGTGTTGATAGTATCTAACCAGTATGTTCCGTCAGCTGGTGGGCTGTCCGGGCGAACACTAGTTCCGATCAACTGGTCTAAGTCAATATCGGCACGAATAGCAAATAACTGATTACTTAGGCCTAATGCGCTATATGCTGTCATTAAACCGTATTCGTTAATTTCACTACCGTTAATTGGTGTACCAGAAGAACTAATCTGGAAAGTTGGTGTGCCCATTTGTGTTACTAGGTCACGTTGACCGCTGAACGCTAATAACTTACCTGCGTTAGCCTTACTTGTACCTGTAGCAGGAGCACCGTTGTATGTCTTGTCTTGTGCTGTTGCTAAAATTACTAGTGGTACTGAGCCTACGTTAGCATTAACGTATTGACTTTGATCGTTTATGGAAATCGAAATTCCTGGGGATACTAGTGCCATGGTTATATTCCTTTAAAATACATGTTACAGTTATTTATTATAAAGGTATAAAATGTGGCGGTTATAGGTGCCTTGGCAAAGGTTTGTGTGTTTAAATGGTGCTAAATACAGTATGTCTACCAGAGAACTATGCCCTTCGTGTCACACCAACCCTGTTGCCGTCAACTATAAACGTGATGGCATAACACATTACAGAAAACTATGTTCTAGTTGTATAAGGAAGGGAAAGAAGTTAAAGCCAAACCCACCAGCATGGCAACGTTCGGGTTACAAAAAAACCGACCGGTGTGAGAAATGCAATTTTAAGTTTACGTTGGCTAGTCAAAGCATAGTATTTCACGTAGACGGCAACTTAAAGAATAACAACTGGACTAATTTAAAAACAATATGCTTAAACTGCCAGCAAGAAGTATTTAAAAGTAGGCTTGGATGGAAACCCGCTACTATAGTACCAGATTTTTAATGTTGGTGTACAATTCGTCAATGGTACCGTTGTTTTCAATCACTATATCAAACTCTGTGCCTACCCAGGCAGTTTCACTAACGTGAATACCCAAGTCATCAAGCATCTGACGTGCAATAGGAGCTTCTCCCGAGTTTGCATTTTTAGCCAAGTGGTACCAGGTTGGTAATGGCCCACGCTTGACCCATACAATTTTACCGCCTGTATTACGAATACTTTGGATTTCATTGGGAAAACGCACATCACTAATAACAGTATCGTCACTACGACGTGCTAGGCGTGCTTCCAGAGCAGCAATCCAAATATCATCATGGAATGCCTTGCGACATACTTCTGTGCCCCAGTATTGTAGTACCCAACGTGGAGTTAAGTTGGGCATATTTAATCTAGTGGCCCACCATGCATCCACTTGTTCGCGCCAAGCACGAGCTTCCGGAGTTCGTCCTTCTAGCAGTTCTCGATCCCACCCAAATACTGCTGCCACTGCATCTTTAAGTGTGCCAGCAAAACTATCACGACGGTATCCTTCAAAGCCAACCAAGTAGTCAGCAATAGTGTCTTTACCCGAACCAATAAACCCGCAAACGCCAATGATCATAAAAATGCTCCATGTTATAGGAGCATTATTACATACTTAATGGGTTAAGTCAACTATCCCATTAACCAAGTCAGTGGTTGCGAGCCATCAACATACATTCTTAGGTCGTCTTCGAGTTTTTCCATTTCGGTTGCAGCTTCTTGTTTAAGAGCATCACCGTTTAATGCTGATCCGCCCTGCGGTCCAGCAATTTGACTAAACTTACTACGTGCTTCCCCTAGTATGCGCTTACAAAAGCTGTAGGCATATTCTTGAATCCACGGAAAAGCAAATGTATCATTAAAAATCATTTGGTCTGGTTTGTCATTAAAGATCCATAACAACACAGATTCAATTTCGTGTAGGTCTGGATTAGCGCCTTGCCACGGCATTTTGCGAGCAATAACTAGTCGCTTGGTAACTGGATTAAATGTAAAGTTAATGTGGCCACCAAACATTACCATTGTTAATTTTTGATAGTCAACAAATAATTCGTAGTTGGTTAATCCACCAACACGACCCGCAGTCAACATGTATGTGTTTAAATAACCCGAACTGAATGGTTCAAATTGACTAGCAGAAGTATTACCAATGCCGCGACGGAAGATTTGGCGAATGCCTCTAATTTCTTTTGGTAATATGTATTCTTGTGTTTCTGGGAGCAGTTGCAAACTACAGTAACTTTCTTCTGTAGCGTTTTGTGCTTTTTGACGGTACTTGATCAGAGCTTGATTGATGCCCATTTCGTAGTGTTCGTTTTCTAATTCAACGTCAACAATGCCATCGCCTAAACGCATACGAATATAGTCTATAATGCTGGCTCGCATACTGTCAGTTGTATTACCAAACTGCCAATTTGGATCTTGAACTCCAGGATTTGTTATTGTTGGATTACCGGAGAATGCAATTTCACCTGCACCTGTTCCGGTTGCTGGGTTGTACAAGCTAGCCGTAATTACATTATTATTGGCATCAAACCCAGTTTCGTTAGTTACGTTACCTGTAAAAGGTGTTAGACCTGCTGTCATTTATTACTCCGTTATCTAGTATTTATTACCGATAACGGAGTAGTAGGTTATTGTACTCTTAATAAAATCACATCTGCACTAATACGACCGTTGAGTTTTGTTTCAGTTGCTTTGATATCTTCCATAAACTTACGTAATTGTATCTTAGTAGCTTTAGCGAAGTCTTTCAACGTATCGGCAGGTTTACGGAGTGTTTTAGTGATGGATTTGTGCTCATCGAAGCCAATAATGCCGGTTCCTTTGACGTTTAGAGGTCCTTTTAAACTGTCAGCTATATACTTGCCTAGCTTGCGTGTTTTGGTGTTATAAACCCATAGTTCTTGAGCACCAATGATATCTGCGGGATTAATACTGATCAAACGCAGGACTTTATCTTCTTTAGCATACTTGAGCTTACTAACTACTTTCTCTTTGCTGACAGATTTAGGAGCACGTACTTTCTTAGTTGCTTTCTTCAGGCCACGATATTGGATAATGTCGTTTAAGATTTGATCTAGGAAAGCAAAGATGCGCTTAAAGTCTGCAGATTTATAATGACTATATCCTTCAGTTACTTGCTCGTCTGTCTTTTCAAATGCTAGTTTAAGTTCATCAAAACGAGCTTGATAAACTGCTTCGTATTTACTTAATTGAGATTGAGCGACATTATTAGCCACAAAATAATCATAAGGCTTAAAGCTATACTTGATATTTTTAATAAACTCATCGTAGTGCCCTTCTAATTCACCAATGGTGTCTGCTGTTTTTTCATTCATACGATCTTGAATAGTAGGAACGTATGCTTTAGGTGCTTCTACTACAACGTCTAATACTTCTTCTTCCGCTGGGCCACCGGCAATGCTTTTAATAATGTCAATGTCGATATATTCAAGGTGACGTTCTTGCAATGGCATGCCTTGACGGTGCGCCATAATAAGTCCGCAAGTGGTCATTGTTATTGTGCGATCTCCGGCACGTTCAAATGCACGTATTTCGTCTTTGTCAAAGTCCTTAACTTCTTTCATCCACTCCACTACATATTTCTTTAAGTCCTTTTGACTAAAGAAGTAATTATAATAGTTTAAACTCTTACGCATAAAGTGATCAAACTGTTCAAATGGCATGTCTTTTGCACGTTCGGTATCCCAGACTGGTTCCTCACCTACGTACTTTTCGTCGAGCATTAAACTATTGCGGGGTGCCGCTTTTTTAATCTTTGTTGCTTTACCATTAATTTTAATATTAGCCATTTTATTTCCAAAGTTTCAATAGGTTTACAAATTCAGGCCACTCGTTAGACTGTCGAGGAGTAAGTACAATAGCTAATTCAGCATTGTCCATACGGCTTTCAGTTACAATAACCTTACCAGTTAGCTGTTTAAGCATAGCAAACTCTGCGTCTGTTACTGCACAAGTAACTTTCTTAAATGACTTTGCCAGCCACTCTTGATAGTCAGGCATGGAATTAAATTCTAAGTGACACATTAATCCAGCATGTGCCGCGGCATTCATTGCCATACCAACAGGTGTATCCTGCTTAATACAAATATACATTTTCATTGTGTTCTCCGCATCTTCCATTCGTAAACATTACCATCGGGCAACACACCATCAACAACACTATCAACCCCGAGTTTACCTACGTTGTTTTTAACCTGGCTTGACATTACTACATGTTCAAATCCATCGTTGCGTAACGAGTGACTTACCTTTAAGGCTACAGTTAAGTCACTAAATTCTTCTGCGTCTGGCTTGCCATCTCGATCGGTCCAATATACTTTATACATTTCTTTCCCTCACCAATGGTTTATATGCAAACATATTGGCATGAGCATCATATAATGCCATGTGCGGTTTCCATCCAATACAATCTCGCTCTTTCCAAAACCAATCTAATGCATCTTGATCTAAATCGCCCCAGATATTCTTGGTTGTTAAAAAGTCAGGAAGATCTTCATCAGGCAACATCAACAATACCTTCTGCATCAAATACCAATCAGTGCTGTAGTCAAAGCAAACGGTACACTCTTGTTCATAAGGTTGCAACCATTCGTTAAGTTCCCGGGCCACTTCCCAGTGGGTTCCTTCGACTCGATTCTTATGTTGCTTTAATAATGGTAACACCGTTTCGATGACAAACCCGCTACAGGCTTCTTGTCTATAGTCTGTCAATTCAGCATAAAATTCCCGGCCATCTTGGGCTACCAGACCGATTGCAATCAAGTCGCATTCGCTTTCGGGGAAATCGGTGAATTCGGTGTCTAAAAATATTAACATAGTGCTATTATACTTTAATTACCTTATCTTGTCAATAACCCAAAAGTTATGTATTTTTCAATAGTTTCCATGCGTTCTAACAGGTCAGTTTCAATGTCTTGATATCGTGGAGTACGCCTGTTTTGCCTACGGCAAGCAATTAGTTCTATGTCTAGCTCATTCCAACGGCCGCGAGCCACACGCCACATTCTTTGTAAATCTGTACGTTGGCCAGGAGGCATCTCGATGATTTGAAAAAATGCTGTATCAATGCGGTGTTTTAGAGCAACATTTAAGTCCATAGTACTAGTATAACATTTTGGTATTTAACAGTCAAGCACGTGTATCTTAGATAAATATGATAATAAGGATACAATAATGGCCCGTTTATCGCTCTGGCAAGATGGCAAACACACAAACGATTATAAGTTTATGGATCGTAGAATTTCTGAGATGTTTACCATTGGCGGCACCGGAGTACTTCTTAACAAATACCTGGGTATAAATCCACAAGGATTATTCTTATCAACAAGTTCTAGCCAGTCTAGTGCAGACATTGTATTAAATTTTAGCAATACCAACGGTGTTAAAAATGGTATGTTTGTGTATGGCAATGGTATCCCTGCAGGTGCTGTAGTGACCCAATTGACCACTACCAGTATCACATTAAATTTACCAACTACCGCAGCAGTCCCATCAACTACACAAATTGGATTTAGCCCAGATGCTACTCAACCAGCATACACTAACCAAAGTGAAATGAATATCCAAGACTTGCTATGGACAGAGAACCGTGACCGCAAGTACGATCAGGACGTGTACAAAATGCGTGGCATTTATCAACGTGCCGATCAAGACTTTGACCTAAGTCAATTTGGTTTATTCTTACAAACTGGCACCATCTTTATGGTATTCCATTTACGCGACATGGTCGACATGATAGGTCGTAAGTTGATTGCCGGAGACGTATTAGAACTACAACACCTAAAAGATTACGACGCATTAAATAGTGATGTTCCTGCTGCATTAAAAAGATATTATGTAGTCGGCGATGCAAGTTTTGCAAGTGAAGGCTTTAGCCCAACTTGGTGGCCGCACTTGTGGCGTGTCAAACTCAATCCTCTAGTAGATAGTCAAGAGTACAAAGATATCCTTAATAATATCAAAGCCGGGCCCGATACTTCAACTCCTGTGGGAGATATTTTAAGTACGCTGAGTTTATATCAAAATATTAATAACGCAATTATTACACAGGCTGAAACTGATATCCCATTGTCTGGATATGACACCAGTTCAATGTATATCACCCCAATCGATTCTGCTGGTACTCCAGTGGGCAATCCTATCACTGTCGACAATACTGCAATTACCGCAGACGAGCTTGATGTTACTGCTGACTCTGGTGTTTCCAGTCCTGCTGCCAAGATTGAAGGCTACCTAACTGGCGATGGTAAAGCACCAAACGGTTTGGTAACCGGTGCCGGTATCAGCTTCCCTGCTAACCCAAGCGAAGGTGACTATTTCCTACGCTTAGATTACTTACCAAATCGTTTATTCAGATTTGATGGTAGCTTCTGGCGCAAGATCGAAGACGCTGTACGCACTAACATTACCCCAGGTGCTGCAAACAATGCGACTCAGCGCAATAGTTATGTAAATAACACCAATACCTTTACTGACGCATTAGGGCAAGTCCATAATGAACGTCAGAATTTAAGTCTAGCATTGACACCACGTGCAGACAATCCAGATAACGAATAGAGAATATAATGGCCGTTCAATTTGCTTACGATGCACAAATACGTAGATTCGTATTACAGTTTGTTAGACTCTGCTCAAACTTTCAAGTAGAGTTTGGGCAGGATTCGTCTGGTAATAAAACTCTACAAACAGTTCCTGTATACTATGGAGATGCTAGTCGCCAGGCGGCAATGATCTTGCGCGGCAATAGCGAAAATACATTAAATGCTGTTCCTGCCATGGCTACTTATATATACGGTCTAGTATATGACCGTGAACGTATGCTTAATCCTACCTACGAAGGTCGGGTAACTGTTAGCGAACAGGCATACAACCAATCCACACAAGCATACACTGGTACAAAAGATAATATGTATACTGTTGAACGCTTGATGCCGGCTCCGTATAAGTTGCAGGTTAAACTAGACATCTGGACTAGTAACATAGATCAGAAACACCAACTAATTGAGCAGATATTACCTTTGTTTAATCCCGGATTAGAAATTCAAAATTCTGACAATTATGTTGATTGGTCAAGTCTGAGTGTTGTATTTTTAACCGACGTTAGTTATACTAACAGAACTGTACCAATGATGGGCGATGATACTACCATCGACATTACTACCTTAACATTTGAAATGCCAATTTGGCTAAACTTGCCTGCTAAGGTTAAAAAGGCCGGTGTTGTTACGCAAATTGTTGCTAGTATATACGGCAACGATGGTGGATTAAACCCAGACATTGTAACAAATTTACAAGGGCTAATGAGTCAACAAAAATTCACACCGCTATCCTACGAAATTTTATATATGGGTAATACCTTGACACTATACCAAGGTCCAATTAGCACCGACGACGGTAACATATATGGTGAGAAAGCCAAGTGGGACGGACTAGTAAATCTATATGGTGCATTAACCAATGGTGTAAGTCAAGTTCGTTTACAGTTTACTCATTCCGATGGGCCACATGAGATTGTTGGTACTGTGGCATACGACCCAACAGATTCTGCTAGTTTATTGTTTACTCCAATTTCCGCAACACTACCGGCAAATACCGTACCTGCGGTGAATGCAATTATCGATCCAATGAATGTAACTGTTAATAGTAATATTTTAAATCCGGCGACCGGAACACGTTACTTGATTTTAAATCCAATTGGCGATGCTGATACTTTTCCCGCAGTGGCATGGCAAGGTGCTGCCGGCACCAACTTAATTGCTAGAGCAAACGATATCATTGAGTGGAATGGAGCTTACTGGACTATAGTATTTGACAGTAGAGAACCTGCTATACAATACGTAACCAACTTGAATACTAGTGTTCAGTATCAATGGACCGGTACTCAGTGGGTCAAGAGTTACGAAGGTGTTTACAAGACTGGCGAATGGAGTTTGGTGCTATAATGGCAGACAAGCATACAGAAGGTTGCGGCGCATTAGTCTACGCCAAGAACACTAATCGTTATCTTTTCTTACTACGCAACAGGCATCGACAACAGGGCTTTTGGGGTATAGTCGGTGGCAAGATTGACGCAGGTGAAACTGTTATACAAGGTCTTGTTAGAGAAATTAGAGAAGAAATTGGTGTTGACTACACCAAGAAGAAATTCATTCCTTTAGAAACATTTACCGCAGACAATCAAAAGTTTGTCTACTACACTTTCTTAGTAACAGTAGATGATGAGTTTGTTCCCACACTAAACGAGGAACATAGAGGATATTGTTGGGTTGAGTTGAAGGACCACCCAAAGCCCTTGCATCCTGGGCTCTGGCGTAGTTTTAATTTTGATATTGTTAAGAAAAAGATTAAGACCTTAGAATCAATATTAAATTAATTCTCTGTAGCAACTGATAAAATTCCAATATCAGCTTCAATAATAAAATCTCTATAATTAATCTGTCTAAAGTTTACCAATGGGGTTATTCTGGAATGTACCCAATGCGTGTCGTATTGCATTACACGCACAAATTCTACATCAGAATAGGTAGTAATAACATCACAAAGACTTACTGCAAAGAATTCGCCGTTGTCTGTATCTGCACTGGTTGGATAGCCATTTGTATCTTTATAAATATTGTTCATTGTGCTTAAATCATCATAGTGATCATACCCAATTAGAAATACTTTTTTGTGTCCATCAAAGCAGGCCATATACGCTGCAATAGCGCCGGCATCAATTTGAACGTTTTGCGGAATTAAATAAAACTTACCAGGATACTCTAATACTTTGTCTGCTGTAGAGTAAACAATGTTATCAGCTGTATAGTCAGAATTGGCAATTTCATCAACTATTACATCGCCGGTTGCTATTAAAAAGTCCGGAGTCATGTCACGATATAGTGCGTTGCAACCATAACTTTGTAATCTGTTGGCACCAAGTAATCCACCTTGGTGTTTAGCAATATACTGTAGATCAAATCCCAGTCGACTTTCGCCGTTGCCAATTGCCACTGCTTGTCCAGTGGTATATGTATTTGTAACACTATTTGGTACAAATTCTGTTTCTGGATTCCACTCACCGCTGACCAAATTAAGTTGAGTAACAATGTTTTCACCTGCATAGTTAGCGCGATAAATCTGTTTAAGTTTTTGCATTTAAAATCTTCCCACGACCACTTCTATGGTCTCTGTTGTATTAGTATTTATTGCTTCTAGTGCTTTACCCACCACACAACCAGGTAAAAACTTAGAATTATCAATAGCTTGTGCTACTCCAGGTGTAGAGCTAGTGACTAGCACTTGCCCTTTAATTACTGGGCCTTGTACACGACACGGAACACGTCCTGTTAATGCTACTGGTAAACCTTTGGCTACAGCATTCATTAAGTATGCAGGATCCGTGGATATAACCCCAGCTACTGCGGTATCATGGCTAGTTGTTGTTACTGTAATTTCTGCACTACCACCAAACACAACTACCGTGCCCGGGGCATATTCTGAATCTGGGGTATAATTTTCTGCCAAGTCGGCGTATTGTGCTGTAGTTGCTTTACCACTATACACACCAGCAGATGATATATTAACAACCGATGCCATTGTTCCAGCGGCTGTTCCAAACGCAAAATTTAAGTTTCCTCCTGAGTTTGTTGAATATATCCCAATGCCACCAGTGCCATCTGTAAACGACAGACCGCCGCCATAACTGCCACTTGCTTGTAAACCGTAATTGCTTGCCGTAGTTGGACCTGCATTTGATCCGCCAACTACCTTTGCTGCACTTGCAGTACCAGATACGGTTAGCCCAGTTAATGTGCCAACGCTAGTGATTGCTGATTGTGTAGCACCAGTTACAGTTGCAGCTGACCCAGTTGTGTTTTGATTTAAAGTCGGGATTAACGATGCACTAACCGTACCTGTTGTTAAATTACTTGCATTTAAACTTGTTAAGTATGTACCTGTGCCAACAATGTTAGCACCAATATTACCAATCGTACCTGCATATAAGTTTGTAGCATTAATTGTATTAACGTACTCTGTTGCTGTTACTGTTTCGGTATTAGTAAATGTCTGCGTGCCTGTAACTGTTAGATTACCATTTATTGCAAAATTACCAAGTACAGTTGTTGTTACGCCAGTGGTTCCTAAACTTGTTAATCCAGCAAGTGTTGTTACGCTTGGTTGCGATGCCGTTGTTACAGTACCAGCAGTTGCGGCACTACCTGTTGTATTTTGATTAAAGGTTGGCCATGTAAATGTGCCTGTACTAAAATTGCCCGAAGAAGGAGTTCCTAATGCTGGTGTTGTTAATGTCGGGCTAGTTAGCGTTACGCCAGCGACAGTTGCGGCTGTTGCACCTAATGCTACTGCTGTTGACCCAATTGTTACACTACTGTTTGTTAACGCAGAATTTGGAATACTTGTTAGGCCTGTTCCGGCACCAGTAAATGATGTTGCTGTTAATACCCCGGTACTAACCGCCGATGTTGTTGTGATTGTACTATTACCAGACCAATAATATAAAGGTACAGCGCCAAATGTACCATTATTGTTATACTGTATTTGTCCTATGGTTCCGGATGCAGAGCCGCCTCCGCCTGTACTAATCGGGTATCCGTTACCGGTCCAGAATAGTCCTGTGGTAGTGTAAATACCGCCGCCAAGAGTCACATTGGAGTTGACTATTAGATTACCAAATACTTGTGTGCCGGACTGTAGTTTTGCCATAGTTTAGTATTTATCGTTATAGACCGTTGGTTGGTAGGCCGTATCTAGTGGCAAAATAATTGTAGTTGTTTAATTGTTCTGCGGCGGTTAATTGTCTATTGTATAAGGCAACTGCGGCAATGTTACCACGAAAATCGCGAAGATCTCCGCTGTAACCTTCTGTGCCCAAATAGTAAGCAAAGTTGCCGGCAAATGCTCCATTTGTTGTATTGGTTCTTGCACCACCTAAAACGTTCCACCCAGATGCCAAGTTAGCATTAGTAGTGGTTGCTACACCGTTGATATAGTAAGTAGTTGTGCTGTTGGCCCAGCCATCATTGTTGTCTGGGTTTATTGTTTGCCAAGGTCCAGTTCCATTGGCATTTTGAAGACGCAGGCTCTTGTCACTACTGGTAGCATCCGTACTAGAGGCTATTAATCCAACTAGTCCGCTTGATGTAGATAGAGTAAAGTCAGGTTGAAATACTATGGTACAATCAAGATAATTTTGTGTCACTGTTGTACTGATAAAGTTACCAGAGCCTGCGGTAGGGAAACGCCAGTAACTGGATTCACTGTAGGGACCGGCACTGGTCCAAGTTACAGTACCATTCATTGTGGCATTATTGTTAGCTGTTAAATCAAATACAGGAACACTATTGCCTGTGGTTACGCCGTTACCATTAAAACTGCTTAATTTACCAGCGTCTATGTAAGCTATTAATCCATTGGTTACTAGCATGCCAGTAACTTCATCGAACTGTCCGGCAACCTGTAAGTTACCTGATCGAAAATGTCGCATTGCTGAACCACCACCTTGATTAGTAACTTCATCTAATAAGGCAGCATAGACCACATTACCACGTGTGCTGATAGTTGACTGCGTAACTTCGTCGAAGTAACCGTTGTAACCATTGGTTATTAGATTACCAGTTTTAGTTAACCTGGTTGTAAGAATCTTAGCCATCAATTACCCAAAGATAGTATCGAGGCTGTTGGTTGTACTATTGAACATTTGATAAACGGCGCTGGTGGTATTTCCAGACCACGTAAAGTCCACACGATTATTGACAAACACATTGCCCATTGTTAAATTGCCGTAACTTGTTACAGCAACGTTGGTGTTGGTAACTCCAGTACTACTTGTAAGAGCCACCACAACACTCTGTTGAGATTCTGACCAGTAAAGTGCTACGTTTGATACCAGACCGTTGGCGCGGTTAAATATGAATCCTACGTCTACGTTAGCCTGTGTTGAAGCTTGATGCAATACTGTCAAGGGATCTAAAAAATACTCTATATTAGTATCTAAATCCCAAATTTTTGGTCTAGTTAATCCCATTTGTTTACGTCCTGTTTTATTATGTATTTATCGCCAAACAAAAAGCGCACTCGAGTGCGCTTTTGTTACATATTTTAGTAAATGTTTAGAAACGACCAACAACTACCTCAATAACTGCTTTACCTGCAAAAACAACTTCTTGTAGTGCTTTACCAATAACTGTGCCAACTGCTGGGCTATTGTTTACTTTAGCATATCCAAATCCTGCTGATACTAAGATGTCGCCCTTCTTAACTGGACCAATAACTTGACACGGAACACGTCCTTGTAGTGCTAATGCCACTACGTTTGCACCAGTTAGGCCGCCATTCATCAAGTGAGCCGGATTCGTGGATACCACACCAGCTACTGCTGTTGTATCTGCATCAGCTACCGTAACTTCTGCACTACCACCAAACATAACTACTGTGCCTGGAGTGTAGCTCTTGTCGCCTTGATAGTTTTCTGCCAAGTCAGCGTACTTGGCTGTTGTTGACACACCGCTAAATGTTGTAGCGTAAACTGTAGCAAATACGGATCCTGATGCACCAATGTTGATGTTGTTGTTAGTACTTGCAGCGATTGTACCGCTAACTGTCAAGCCAGTCAATGTACCAACGCTTGTTACGTTAGTTTGTGCGGCTGTACTTAATGTACCTGTTAGTGTACCGGCACTAACTGTACCCGATGTAGTAATTGTGCCAGAACCTGCATTTAAACTACCAGCATAAATTGCGCCAGCAATACCAGCACCACCAGTAACTACTAAAGCACCAGTTGTTGTACTTGAACTTGCTGTTGTGTTTGCTAATGTTAATTCGCCTGATTTAACTTTATCCCAGATTAATCCAGTATCGGACCAGTTAACTGATCCAGTTGGTTCTGTTTTAACGTTACTAAAGAAACCCCAGTAATTATTTTGATAACTACGAACAACGCCAGTATGTGCATATACGTTAGCTGGTCCGCCTATGAAGTGGCTGTACATACCAATATCAAAAGTATACGGATATAGGTTACCTGTCAGGTATACTAATGGAGCAGTGACATTCAATTGACTGGAAGAAATTGTATTTAAACTTGCAGCGTTAATATTTCCAAATACGTTTAAGTCTCCGCCCACTCCAACACCACCAGTGACAACCAACGCACCAGAAGATGAACCAGTACTTGCTGTAGCATTAGTAATGCTTGTAACACCAGTTACGCCTAATGTATTATTAACCTGTGTTGCACCACTTGCTGTAATTGCGGCAGCTGTTAATGTACCAGTAACAGTTGGACTTGCACTGAATACAAAGTTGCCTGTACCAGTTGCGCCAGTTGCTGTTACGCCTTCAATTGTTGCGTGGCCTGTGATTGTTGGACTAGCATCAAGTACCATTTTACCAGTACCAGTTACTGAGTTAGTTAAAGTAACACCGCCATAAGTTAATGCAGAACTTAATGTAGTTGCGCCAGTTACGTTTAATACACCACCAACGTATGCGGCGCCAGCAATACCAACACCACCTGCTACTTGTAATGCGCCTGTTGTACTACTTGTAGAAACTGTTGTAGGTAAAATACTAATGTTGCCGGCACTTGCCCAGGCAACTTGTACTTTAGAACCAGTAGAACCAGAATAGAAACGTAATACGTCGTCGCCGGCGCCTGCACTTGCTTCAGCGGTAATAGTAGCGTAACCGTCAACTGACTTAACACCGCCTAAACTTGACCATGCAGAACCTGCTCCGTAACCTTCATATGAACTAATATCGCTGTTATAGCGAATCATACCCAATGCTACGTTAGCTGTACCAGGACGTTGCGCTGTTGTACCAGCTGGGATTTTTAAGTATGCTGTACCTGTTGAGTGTACATTGCCGCCGTGAAAAGCGTCGCCAGTAATGCCCATACCACCAGTAACTAAGAATGTACCAGTTGTAGTACTTGAACTACCAATACCAGCATTAGCTGATAATTGACCGTAAACTGCTTCAGTACCTGTAACAATTTCATTAATAAATGTTGTTACTGTACCTGTTGTAGTAATGTTACCTGTTGTAGTGATACCGCCTGATGCTGCATCAATTGTTAATGGTCCAATTTGTAGACCGTTTTGTACTATAAAATTTCCGTTTGCCATTTTGTTTCTTTCCCCGGTTCCATATTCCCCGATAAGGTGTTAAGCTAACGTGGACCATCCACGTTAGCTTATGTTGCTATTAAATTGCTTGGTACTGTTTGTGCATTCTCAAGATTGTATTAGCGTTGGTTACAGTTGCCTGGAAGTTCACACTACCGCCACTTACTGTTCCACCGAATGTTGCTAGTGTATTACCACTTGTGCTTGTAATAGCGTATGGTGTTACATAAGCGTTTGTACCATCTGTAACTACTAATACTTTGGCAATCTGGCGAATATTTGTGCCCTGGATTGTCGCTGTTACAGTATATTCTGATGAACTGTATGTGTTAGCAAAGAAGCTATCAACTGTTGTTGCCACGCTTGCAGTAGCTACAGTTACGTTTGGAGTACTGTTAACTATTGCACCAGTTGGTGTGTATGTTGAAATTACATTTAACTGGCTAGTACCAGTTGTAATTTGAACACCACTTGAGCTTACTAGTACTGAGTTATAACCAGTTGAGTCACTTAAACTTGTAACTGTTACAGTTGTTGTTAGTGAACGTACATCAATGATATCGCCGGAAGCAGGAACTTCTGTAAATGTTAATGTTGTTCCACTTACACCGTATGCTAGTGTTGGGATCTGTACCACACCGTTAATACTTACAATAGTTGACGCAGCAGTTTGAGCTGTGTTCAATGTAAATGCTACAGTTGATCCATCGCCGTTAAACTGTTGATCAGCAATAACGGTAAACGCTGTTGTTGGACTAAACCATGTTGTACCGTTATACCACTCAACTGCATTGGTTGTTGTACTGAAACGTAACATACCAGCTACGTCTATACCGCCAGTACTACTTGGACGGGTAGCGTTTGAACCAACTGGTATTAATATTGAATCTGTGCTGTTAATTTGTAACTTGGCACCACGAACCAATGTACTAGTTGTTGCAGATCCACCAATCAATACTTGATCGTATGTTGAACTTGGACGAGCCCATACCAATGAACTGTCACTTGCACCTTTAACAATATGATCGTAACCAGCAGTTTGGCTAGTATTGAATATACTTGCACCAGACACGATAGCATTACCACCTACGTAAATGTTACCAGTTACACCAGCACCACCAGTTACTTGTAATGCACCAGTTGTTGTGCTTGTACTTAATGATCCACTTAAAGCAGAAACTGTACCACATGCAGTAAATGTACTGTTTGTTTGTACTGTTGTGAATGTAGCAGAACCCGGTGCTACGTTACCAATTACACTTGCTTGTAACCCACCCACTGTTGCTGTGGACACGGTTGTTGCACCGCCAATGTTTACTGCACCACTAATACCAGCACCGCCAACTACTACCAACGCACCAGTTGTTGTGGTTGTACTTGCTGTTCCGCTTGCAGCAACTAAGTTACCGCTTGCAGTAAATGTACTGTTTGTTTGTAATGTTGTGAACGTAGCAGATCCTGGTGTTACGTTACCAATTACACTTGCTTGTAAACCACCAGTTGTTGTAGTACCTGCTGTTACGGTTGTAAATGCACCAGTACTTGCTGTAGTTGCACCAATCGGTGTTGCCTGTATTCCGCCTGCATAAATTTGACCAGCAACCCCTACACCACCGTTAACTGTTATTGCGCCAGTTGTTGTGCTTGTACTTGCGGCACCACCACTAGCTACAATATTAGAGAAGAAAGTAGGCACGCCAGTTACTGATAAAGCTCCGCCAATATTTACGTTACCGGCAATACCAACTCCGCCCGATACAACCAACGCACCAGTTAATGTTCCTGTGCTTGCTGTTGTTGCTGGGATTGATACTGTTCCAGCTGGATTAATTGTTAGTGCGCTTACTGCAACGTTAGAATTTAACGGTGTAGTATTAAGGCTAATTATAGAACCTTGTGCAGTATCAGTATAGTTCTGTGCGGCTGAAACTACCAAACCAGTTGAAGTATTTGGACTGTCAAGTAAATATCCTGTTGTGCCGTACCCGCGACCAACAAACGCAGCTAATATTGCTCCGTTTTGAACTGCGGTTGGTGTTGTACTTGTTCCTGCTGCACTACGTAGGATTAAGAGTGACGAAGTACCTGTTCCAAAACTATCTAAAGTAATTTTGCCAGTGTTACCAGTCTTAGCAGATATATGAACAACCGATGTACTGTTTTGCGGAACGTCAACGTTTTGGTTAATTTCTAAAGTTGTTACTACACTAGCAGCCGCAGTTCCTAGACCAAGTAATAAGTTACCAGTAATTTGATGTAGGGCTGTGTTATTACCAATATTAATGTTACCAGTCACGCCCATGCCGCCTGTTACAACCAATGCGCCGGTTGTAGTGCTCACACTACCTGTACCACTTGCAGCAACCAAGTTACCATTGTGTACTGTTACACCGCTTGTAGTTAATGTGTTTAGACCAGTTGTACCACTAGCACTTAATGTTGTAAATGCACCAGTTGAAGCAGTAGTTGCACCAATTGGTGTTGAGTTTAAACTACCACCTGTGATTACTGCATTGGCTGTACTGAAGTTGGTACCTTGTAATGTTGTAAAGCTACCACTTGAATCACCAGTAATACTACCACCTGTAATTACTGCGTTACCAGAACTAAAGTTGGTTGCTACTAATGTTGTTACATTTAATGCTGTTAAGCCAGAAATAGTGCCGCCTGTAATTACTGCATTAGCTGTACTGAAGTTGGTACCTTGCAATGTTGTAAAGTTACCACTTGCATCACC